CATTGTGATATTGAATATACTTACTAACTGGCACGTGTTCTAAGTGTGGGTCATTAGGGTCATCTGTAAATAACAGATAGAACTTATCTGTTTCGATATTTATATTATACATTCCAACCTCCTCAGGTTTAGTTTAAGTTAATGGTACACCGAAAAAAGCGTACAAGTAAATAAATATTATATAGAGTATAGCACATAGTAATATTAACTTTACTGCTTCTATAATATACTCTTTTATCTCATCTATTATTCTATCTATCTTCATAACTTACCTCCATTGTAATACAGATAGCTTACTAAATTAGGAAAGACTTGTCAATGCCAGCTCGAATGAGCTGTGCATTTAGCATTGACTAGGGTTTTCAATTTGGTATTGCGATTTACCATCTTAATAATAAATAAATTTTTCGACTCTTTCATCTGGAACTCCCTACCTCCCCATAGATTACCACGTCATCAATCATATCATCTGTTAACTGTGTCATTCGTACAGCTCTCGTAAGGACGCTTCATCAACGGCATAACTACCACGCTCAGCGTGGCAATTCGTCGTGTCGCAAGTTAGACACGAAAAAGGGGAGCCGAAGCTCCCCTTGCAATTCGCTTACTTCTTAGCGAATCGCTGACTAGCTACGCTAGTCGTATCTTTGCCGTCATCAAGCTCTGGACGTCTTCTTTCGTCACACCATTTCTGGTAGCCAGCTTTCGTCCAGCCTTCATCTTTGATGACTCGCAACCAAACTCGTTGCTCAATCTCGTTGGTTATCTCACTCAACTCACACATACCTCGCATACTATCGTGTACATCAAGCACATATTCTTTGGGGTTAAGACCTTCTTCAAGGTCTTGGCATATTGCCTTACCCCAGTCATTGAACTTCTGAATTACAGTATCAAGACCATTGTCAGCTTGTGAGCATCTATAACCTAGCTTATATCTCAAGCTGACGTTATCCTTAAGCCTATCTTCGTCGTTCGGCTTGTAACAGGATTGAGGTATCAATCCTACAAGCTCTTCGACAACGACGTCGATAGCTTTCTCAGTCTGTGCTGAGAAAGGAGTCTTAAGGTCAGCCCATTTGTATTGGTACTTTTTGTTAAGTTCTGCTACTGTTGTAATTTTTGATTTAGTCATTTGATTCTCCATTTAATTGAATCGTTATATAACAACATTATTGTCATTATACTGCTATCACCCCCACAGCGAATGAACTGTCAAGAACAAGTGGGTCGTACGCCTTGCACAAAAGAGACTTGTCCAGCCACGCTGGACCAAGCTTAGATGTGCAAGACCCCTTGTCGGAAAGAATCTAACTATCCGACTCTTTGCCAGAGCAAAGCTTTAGCTTTGTGAGTAGGATAGTTCTATTGTTTTCGGACTTGTTCCTTGATGGTTCAGCTCTTAGCTGTGGTAGTGATGTATTCATCATCTACTTAATAACATCATAAGATTAGTTCATCTCTTCCTATGGACGAGATGGAATCATCTTATCATTCACTACAATAAACCATACCTTAGTGTGGTTTATATGATGATTGCATATAATCAATGACAATCATTGTTGTTATATACTTCGTTCCCCTTGTAGGTTTCTCATTCTTAGCAGCGCTTGTTGCCGAGAAGCAACCAAGCGTGGCTAAGAAGCCAAAGCATAGCTTTGTGAGAAAGCTCTACCACTACAGCACTATCGTGCGTAGTCGTGCGAGCGTGAAACTCGTGAGAGTTTTGTATGCACGACCTTTAGTTCCAATCACCGACAGAATTAGCTCGAGCTAGCGACACCTCTGGTGTCTGCTCTCGGACTAATTCGTGCGAGATTGAATAGCACGCAACCTTTGCTCTGACGTCAACGCATCATCATAGCAAGACTCTGAAGAGCATTGCCAGCTAAAGCTGTGCAATCTCTTTAGAAGCTAATGATGACATACTAAGACTAATTAGCCAGAGCTTTGCTCGGCTAATCAATTAGACTGCGTTGGTAATGGATAGGCGAAACAAGGTAATCAATCAATCTTCCACGATAACCCAGCTTAGCTGGGTAGTGGCTTGATTGGTTTACCCCCTCGCCTAGCCATTTAGTCAGAGTAAAGGTACGCAATCTCCGATTGCACTTTTCGTTAGAAAAGATTTGACAGTTAGCTAACGAACGCTATAGATTATCCGAAGATGACACAGCAGTTAACACAAAGACAGGTTGCCCTAGTTGATACACTCGTAGCAACTGGGTGTAGCATAACCCAAGCTTCTCAAGAAGCTGGTTATGCCAAAGGCGAAGCTGGCAGAGTAAGTGCCAGCAAGGCTTTGAAGCAACCTCACGTCAAAGCATATATGATGTCGCAAGTACAAGAACAGCTCGGTATGAGTGCTACGAAGGCACTCAGTAGGATTGTGTCGCTGTCAGGCGACGCTAAATCCGAGTATGTCCAGCTCGAAGCGAGCAAGGACATACTAGACCGAGCTGGGTTCAAGGCACCAGACAAGCATATGCATATTCACGCAGGAGATATCCGCGTGAATATAGACCTGAGCTAAGCTCAGGGCATAGGCTTGCTAGGTGCCGAAGCTTGACTCGACTAATCCTCCCACGCGCAGACCACGCGTGAGGATACCCGAGTTAGTATTCGTTGTCCTCCGTTCGTTGAACACTCACGTCGGTGTTGTGTCGCACACCCTTGCACATATCTTTAGATATGCGAGGGGGGGACAAAACTCGACCGAGTGTTTGGGTCACATCACTAGCACTCAGATTATTTTCCACAAGGTCCGTTTAAGAATCTTCCTTACAATTTATGGCTTTACATTATATTATTTGCTTGATAGGTTTGGTGTATAATATTATTTTTTTTATATTGTTATTCCTTCGACTCCCAACTCCCCTAGTTAGCGTATTGGCTAGGGGGTTTTTTTATTTGCCTATAATATTTTTTTCTGCTAAGGCTTGATTATTATTTAAAGGAGAATTGTAATGGCATACGGACGATTTGGTGGTGGTGGTCAAAGTAATCTTAGGTCAGTTGATGCTGGTCAAGAAAGAGCTAATAAGAAAGACCAAGAAAGAAATGTAACGATTCCTAAAGTAGTTCTTCCAGTTAAGAAGAAAAAGAAACCAGTTACTATATTTGGTATGAAGGTGACAGCACCTAAATCAGATGTTCAAAAGAAGATTGATTCTGGTCAAGCAACTGTACTTGCTGGACGTAAGCTTGATAGTGGTAAGACATTATTAACAACCGAGAAAGCTACAGGAAAGATTGTTAGTAAAAACGAGCAAGACAGGAAAATACTTGTTGGTAGTAGTCCTACTATGCAAGGTAGACCAGCCAACTTTCCAAAGAAGTTTGACAACGCTGGAAAAAACTTTACTGACTTTCCTTTAGAAGCTTCCCCAAAGTCTGGACCAGTATACAAAGGTCAGCCTTTAACAATGTTTAAACCAAAGGCTAAACCACCTACAAACATTGGTAATACTATTACACCTAAAGTTACTAGAACAAAACTTGCACCTATAGCTGGTGACAACAGTGGTGTTGTTAAAGTAGATACCAGTAAAATAAAATCTCCAGCAGTTAACAGTGGTTCGTTAATTTATGACTTTAATAAAAAAATGTATGGTTCTTTTCAAGGCACTAAACTTACAGAGCGTAAATTGTTAGAGACAAATACAAACCCTACTGTTAGTAGTTTGATTGGTGGCATGGCAAAAAAGGTTGCTAATATTGGAAGCTGGTGGAAGAACGCTGGTGATGCTCAGTTAAAAAAGAACAAACAAAACAATGCAAGAGTTAAAGCTCAACTAGGATTATCGGCTGGTAAGCCAAAGTTTTAATGAGTGATTTTTTACATATTTTAAAGCCTAATGAAAGACGTATGCTAAGAACTATTGTTAAGAAAGTAAACTTCCAGCACTACCCAAAAGAATTTATAACCGATAGAGAAGCAGATAAGTTTATCGCTGTGCTGGGTCCTGCGACAGTAGAAAAATTATTGAAGGTAGGCAAGGACAACAATATTGACAACCTTTAAGTATAAGCCAGATGGCGTAACAATAAAGGAGTTTATGAAAGATGACTCATTCTTCAGAGGTCTACGTGGTCCAGTTGGAAGTGGAAAGTCGGTGGCGTGTTGTGTCGAAGTCTTCAGACGAGCATTGGAACAAAAGAAAAACGAAAAGGGTGTTCGTAAATCACGGTGGGCGATTATTAGAAATACCAACCCTCAGCTCAGAACGACGACAATCAAAACGTGGCTAGACTGGTTTCCAGAAAATGCTTGGGGAAACTTTCGTTGGGAGGTTCCTTATACTCATTTTATTAAGAAAGGTGAAGTTGAACTTGAAGTCTTATTTCTTGCACTTGATAGACCAGAGGACGTTAAAAAATTACTATCGCTCGAACTTACAGGGGTATGGATTAATGAAGCTCGTGAGTTGCCCAAGTCTATTATTGATGCTTGTACTATGCGTGTTGGTCGATACCCTTCAATGCGTGAAGGTGGTCCAAGTTGGTCAGGGGTTATATGTGACACCAACGCACCAGAAGAAGACCACTGGTGGTCAATAATGTCTGGTGAAGTTCCAGCTCCAGACCACATACCAAAAGAAGAAATAAGAATGTTAGTCAAGCCAGACAACTGGAAGTTCTGGACACAGCCTAGTGGTATGCTTGAAAAGAAACTAGAAGATGGGAGTGTAGATGATTACAGACCTAATCCAAAAGCAGAGAATGTATCTAACCTTATTAAAAGCTATTACTCTAATACAGTAAAAGGTAAAACAAAATCTTGGATTGATGTATATGTAATGAACAAGCTGGGAACAATTCAAGAAGGTAAACCAGTTTATCAAATGTTTGCAAGTGATGTTCACGTATCTAAAGAAGAAATTAATGTTGCAACAGGTCTACCAGTATATGTTGGAATAGATTTTGGCTTGACACCAGCGTGTGTATTTGGTCAAAAGGTAAGAGGTAGATGGTTATTACAATCCGAGATAGTTGCATTTGATATGGGGATTGTAAGGTTTGCAGAATTAATTAGACAGGAGTTAGCAACAAAGTATGCTTCCCAAGATGCCCTTATCTATGGCGACCCATCTGGTGACTTCAGGGCGCAGACGGACGAGTCAACGCCATTCCAAATCCTTAGAGGTTGTGGACTCAAAGCACTCCCAGCGTCATCAAACGACGTCACGCTCAGAACGGAAGCAGTCAACAAAGCCTTAACAAATATGGTAGAAGGTAAGTCTGGAATGTTAATAGATTTTAGATGCAGAACTATTATTAAGGGCTTTGAAGGTGGGTATCAATATAGGAGAGTACAAGTATCTGGTGAAAGATATAGTGACAAACCAGATAAAAATATGTATTCACATATACACGACGCTTTACAATATCTAATGTTAGGAGCTGGAGAAGGTAGACAATTAATAAATAATCAGAAGCCAATGCAAGTTTTTAATGCTAAAAAAGATTATGATGTATTTAAAAGAAAACCAAAACCTAGACGACAAGGTATGTGGGCGAGATTATAGGAGATAACAATGTGTTTTTTTAAAAGACCTCAAATGGTAATGCCAGAACCAAAGGTAGACCCAGAAGTTGAAAAGGCTCAAGCTGAAGCTAAAGCAAAAGCAGAAGCAGAGAAAAAAAAAGCTGAGATGTTTCAAACTAAAGTACAAGGTGGTAAAGTTGGTAGACGCTCACTAATCTCTGGTGAATCTGGAGGGATAGGGTTTTACAAATGATTACTTACAGCACAACAGAGTCCTTAAATGTAGCGACTGATGACAAAGTTAAGACAA